GGCCCGTTCTTCTGTAATGGTAAAAACTCCTTTTCCCGTAAACTTCCCTGTTTTTCCATAATTTGTCCCCGGACCTTTACGGATATTTAAATCCGTCGCGGTGACTTCCACTAAATATGGCGAAAAATCAGTTTTTGGATAAACCTGTTTTCCAGATGTATTAAACACGGCATATCCTTTGTTCGCATCTGCACACTTCTTCGCATTTTCCAGTTCATGAAATGCTCCTTTTTGTGAAACGGCATCTTCCCAAGATTTGCGGACACGATACATTTCCTTTGTTTCATCTGGCTTTACAGTCCCTCCCTGCATTTTTTCCTTTACATCTTTACGAAAAGTATTCATGGTATATCCCATTCCAAGACCGTTCCATAAGTGTTCCGGGTCTCCGTGATTTGACGCAATACCTCTGGCATGCCCCTCTCTGTGGCTGATAATCACGCCATCGGCAGTCGGATTAAGACCATAGAGTTTACAGAGATATGCAAACAGCTCCACCGCCACTTCATACGTTTTCTTCACAGAAGTCCTCGCCGCCGACAGATTCGAACAGGTAAAGCTAGAACCTCCTGTGTAACGGATGCTGGCAGGCTCACACATCTCTACACCAATATGGGTATTATTTCCACTTCCTTTTGGACCTGATGCGCAATGCCATCCCCTATGATTCCACGGAAGCGTCTGATATACCGTACCATCATTTCCGTCAATAAAGCCGTGTACGCAGGCTGTTCCATAAGATGGCGTATTCCAATTTTTAATAAACACCGATGCATTTGGCTGCGGACATCCCACGGAATGCAGCATTAATCCTTTTACCGTAATCTTTCTTCCTGCTGTATAGCATGGATTTTTAGTCATGATACTCTGTACTAACTTCATAGATTCCTCCATTTCCCGAAAAAAGCACCGTTTAATCACGGTGCTCTTCGTCATCCTCTTTCAACTGTTCCAATACGTTCTTCAGCTTCTGTGGTACCGGAAGACCGATTCTTGTCGCATTTTCCAAAATGGAGATTCCTTCATTAGATAAATAGAAGAAAATTACCGCTGTACGGACAACACTTCCATCACAAATAATCTGTGTGTCCACGATATGCCCGACTGCTACCAGACAAAAAATCACGACTTTTTTCACGATTCCGTGAAAACCAACCTCACTGGAAACTTCTTTATTGATGACTGCTGCCATAAGTCCCGTGATATAATCCACCACCACAAAGACGATCAGGGCATACAAAAATCCATCAAAGCCTCCAAGAACTGCTCCGATTGCTCCTCCCATCGCTGCAAAAACATATTGCATGGTTGTTACAAATTGCTTCATAGTCTTTTCCTCTCTTTCTCCCTTTCGGGTATTAAAAAAAACAGCCGATTGGCTGTCATTTCCTTATGCTGTACGTTTCCACATATAGCAGACAATATATGGCTGTAAATTCGAATGGGAAGCTCCACCGCCCGCTTTTGCGATCGTCCCCTTTGGTGTCAGGGAATGCGTATGACTTCCAGCATTGCTTGTCGGTGCTGTTGCATCTGCTCCCGATACACCGCTTCCATGCACGGTATATCTGCTGCTCCCTGCACCTCCGTCTGTATCACGTCCAATGTTGTGTGTATGACCTCCGGCACTTCCTGTTGTTGTGGCGTTTCCTGTAAAAGTATGCGTGTGGGAGGGCATTTGATTTGCAGTAAGTGTTACCACAGAAGAACCACCTGTTTTTTCCACAGTATTAAAATTCCCATCACCAGTATTGATACCTACAGGGACTCTTCCTGCTCCCCACGCCACCCAAGTTCCTCCAAAAAATTGGCTCGGATTTGTATTAACCACACTCATATAAATACTTCCAACCGGATAGATTGTTTTCGCAAACTGTTGGATATAATCCTTAAGAAGTTTTCCATAAACCCGCACATCCCAGTCTTCTGACACTTCAAACACATTTTCATCCTCTGCAACTTTACCAACAGCTACTCCTTTGCCGCCACGTTTAAAATCCATTACTACTGCTGCTGTAGAAATGATCTCTTGTATTGAAACAGAAGAAAACGTATCTTTCAGGGTATAACGAACATCAAAGGAATATTCTGTAGAAATATTTCCCCCGCCAAAAACAACAGCCGCTCCTGATACAAATGCCCCTGCTGCTATCCATGACTCTGCTGTTGTTCTTTTATAATGAATTGTTCCAGATGCAGTATTCTTTCCCCCACATGATGCAAATTTAAAATTTATCACGCTTCGTACATAAGCCCCGTCCTCATTGACCGCCCCATTACTCAAACATCTTTGCGATGTTGAATTGATAAAAGACGGAGGCGAATAGGGAACTACCGTAATCGATACTGTCTTCTCATCTGAAGTTCTTCCCCTAGAATCCGTAACAACAGCAGAGAATGTGATCGTACCTTCCGTATTCAGAAACCCTGTTGTAAAGCTGGATGCCGTGCTGGTATAACCTCCGCCTGTTATGGAATATGCAGTAATACTCGATCCGTAGCTACCTGCTGCACCATTGATTTTTAAGGTTGCTTTTGATTTTGTCTGTACATAAATGCCCCATGCAGATGGCACTTCTCCATCCACCCTCGCTGCAGTCAGATTGGTAATAGATGGCTTAATGAAGGCCGGAACGCTCAAAGTCAATGTACATGTCTTACTTCCAATATTTGTGCTTCCGTTATAGGTCGTGCAGGTAATCGTACAGGTTCCCGTAACCGCTTTTGGTATCTGATTTGCCAATGAAATCGGTGGATTCCATGTAACCGAGGTGGATGCTGTTTTTGAAACAATCGTCCCCGTCGCACCGCCAAAAGCGTATACCAATGTGTGGGTAAACGCAGAAGATGCACGGGAAATTTGTATCACGGACGCCTTCCCCAACTCTGCATTTGAAGCTGTCACGGAAGATGCTCTTGGAATGGAATCCAAAGTTACGGTTGTATTTGCCGTAATAGAATCGTAAAAAGTTCCTGATAATGTTGCCTGAATCTTAAACACAACACTCATGGAAATTGCCTTCCCACCGTCACTTCCATGCATGACTTTCTGAGATACCGTTCCCAACAAATGTGTTCCTGTTGAACCGATGGAAGGGGATGTGAAATTCTGCGCCTTTCCATCAATCGTCATCGTATTGTTATTTCTGCTGTTAATCGACAATGACCAGTCATTAACAAGATAAATCCTGCAGGTAATTGTAGATGTATTCTCCGACACATTCTTCGTCTGCGTCCAATCTACCCGCACCGCATAATGTCCATCACGGATAGATCCCGAAAAACTTCCACTGGATGCCAACTTTCTCACCTTCTTTCTAAGACGGATCACGCCATTTGATTGACAAATTTCCTGTGCTTCTCGGTATAAAATCAAACCATCCCCGGACTTCATTGCCCAGAGACAGTTTGTTTCGAATTTCTGCATTGGTTATGACGAGAATCTGATTGGAAATATAAGCAATTTTCTGCCCATTCTCCTTAAATGAGAGTTCTTCATTGGATAATTCCGCTGTAAATGCATTCCCGACTTTTCCTAATTCAATCAATGCTCCCTTGAAACGAATGTATTCTTCCAAAAGTGTTTGATTGGCAGAGACATTATTAATGATTTCATTTGTTATCTTTGTGAAGTCCATTCGGATTTCTGAACTGTTCTGTGTAATGCTTGCCTGAAAGTCTTTTTGGATTGTTTCCAATTCTGATTTCGTAAGATACGTTTCCCTGACGGTATGCTGAATCTGTTCTGAAGTTTTACTGATTTCAGAATAGCACTCATGGATATTCTCTTTTAACGACTCCACATCGTCCTTGACATCCTCATAGTCTTTCATGCTCTGGAAACTGGCTTGGCACGTTGTCAATAATGCCATTAGGCCACCTCCTATCCTTTGGACACGTCACATTGCAGGGTTACAAGACTGTCAATATCCTTTGCGGATAAATAGATCACTTTTCCACTCTTTTCAAAAGTAATCGCTTTTCCATCTTTATCCTGCATATACCATGTATAGGTCAGAGTCTGCTTTTCCGTAGCATTTTTCCACTCTGCGCCATCATACTTCATTAAAACAACACTTTGGGCAGTATGATCCACCTTGTACCAGAAATCTCCTGATTTTGGACTTGACGGAGCAGTTTCCCCAATGTTTCCAAGCAGGGCATCCACTTCTTTCTGATTCGTCCGCACAATCACATATGGAACAACTCCGCCTAAATTATTCTTTACCGTAAATCCTCCGATGGACAGCATTTCTGACACATAGGGATCTGACTTATCTTCCACGGTTATCACATCCGCATAGCTTTTTCCGCCATACGTCATCGTACAACGGTAGGATTGAATGTTGACAATATCCGCTCCCGATACGGTAAGGGACGAAGATGTCGCACCGCTGATATTATTCCATGTTCCTCCTACATATTTTGCCCACTGATAGGTAGCACTTGTAATTGCTGTTGAACCGCTATAGGCAGATGTTGAAAGAAGTAATGTCCCCGACTGATTTAGCACCACAGTTCCATTTGGTGCGTATACAGAAAACACGACTGCACTCGCTCCTGCATTTCCTTTATTGGATTTTGACCATGAAAACTGTTTTATTACCTTTTTCCCTGAAATTGTAAAAGTTAATTCTATCGTTCCATTTAATACAGACGCTCCACCTAATGTTGCATTTGCCGCGAATAAAAGGGACAGCTTACCAGCTATCGTTGCCGTGGCTGCTGTGTTCGTTTTCACCGTAACACCATCCGGCAATGTTCCTACCGTACATGTACAGGGAGTCTGTTCAATTCCGACATACCCAGTAAAAGGAATGTTTACAAGAACTTCTGCCGCTACAGCTCCATTTGCTGTACAAGCAATGGACTGTGTTTCATTTCCTAAAATAACCGAAAGACCACCTTTTCCATCACCACCAGCAGCACCCGGATCACCTTTTTCTCCATCATAAATTTTTGTAATGGTTACCGTATCATAAACATCCACATCATCTGTCAATAATTTAATCTGAGCTACATTATTAAAGAAAACGGAATGTGTCGGTTTAACCACCAACGTTCCACCAGTAATGCTGCCATTATCAGAAGTAGTTGGATAATCCACCCAGTTTCCAGAACTATTTTTATACTGCCATTTGCTGATAGACACTCCCTGTACCTGTGCGGTAAGCGTAGCCTGTGCCGCCCCTACCAAAGAAGAACCCGCATCGTATTTAAATACATGGGTATCTGCCGTCACGGATGCCAACTTAGCATTTTGTGCATTCTTAACCAGCGTATAGGTAATATCTGAAGAAATATTAACGGTGTTTTTTGTTTCTGAATCGTAGTAACTGATATAACAAATGTAAGTGATCATCCCCGAAGATGACGTAGCAAGATTATCCTTATTTACGGTAAGGATTCCTTCCGCCACGGTCTCTCCTACGATCAATGCGCTTTCCGCCCCTGTCCCATCTTTTCGTTTCCAATTGATAGATAATCCTGACGCACCTAATGAAAGATTCGTCTGATCCAGAAAAATAACAGGGGTTAACTTCAGATTCGTGACCGCCCAGCTTGGAGCATAGGTATGTGGCAGCACGTTTGGATTTTCACTCTGCGTCTTCGGCAGATTGGACGTGATATACGCTGATAGTTTTCTTTGATCTGTAATGTCAACGAATGTCTGCTGACTGGAAGTTAAAATTGTAGCCATATAAAATTCCTCCTAAATCTTAATCTCACAATAAAAGGATGCATTATCCTGCACATCTTCTGTCGTGATTACAATCGATTTCCTTCCTGCATGAAGCCGATCCCAATCCGCATCTGTTTCCTCATTTCCAGAGTTACGATGCCAACAGAATGCAGACGCATCCAATGTATCCGTTATCTCTTTATCCCAAGAATATACCCGGCACCTTATGGTGCTTTTCTGTCCCCGGTCTTTGAAAATATTTACTCCCTCCACCAATAGTTCCGTCCGATACATCTTTGAAGATTGTATTTCTTCTACTTTCCCTGACATATCTTCCAATTTGGAATCTTGATCCATGATATCTTTTTCCAATGTATTCAGATTCCCATGTTGTTTCGCTGATAAGGAAGTCAGCGTTATGCTGGACGCACCGATTGTGATGGTGTTTCCCGATGGATTCAGATAATCCCTTGTTTTACTCACGCAAAGGTATCTTCCATCAATTCCATGCGGTGGAGACAAGCAGTCCACGTATTGTCTGGCATGAATATCCATAATATCAACACCTGCATCCGATTCATCCACAATGGAAAGTTCCATACTTGTGATACCTTTTGCCAATTCTGCCACCCGGCTTTTCGCTTTTCTGAGAAGGTTCCCCGGCTCGGTTACATCATCCCAAACTTCTACTGTCCAAATCCACCCTATCTCTTTTAAGGCTTTTTCATCATAAACATACTCT